ACACCAGAAATGAAAACAAAACCTTTTAAAATATATAAGAGAGAAGGTGGACTAGTCGTAGACTTGTTTAAATGGTAATATAACGAATGGCAAAAAAAAGAAAAACATTTGAAGAAAGATTTAGCCTAGACGATATGATACTAGGAGCAGATTTTGAAGGTGCTTTTTTTGATGAACCTGAACCTGTAAAACTTAAACCTTCTGATTTAATAAGTGATATAAAAGCTAAAAACAAAGCTTTTAAAAAAGCTAACAGAAAAAGACGTATGTTTCCATTACCTGTAAGTGACATATCAGGAGATGTTATAAAGTTGGCTCCGTATCAAGTAATACCTGAAGCAATGAAAAAAGCTAGTAAAGGTGAATTTGTTATGGTAAAAACAAAAATGGGTAGAAATAAAAAAACAAGGATTACATAATGGATGATGAAGATAATTTAGAACAACAGGTTGAACCTGTTGATGTCGAAATTGAAGAACCTACTGATGAAGTTGTAGAAGAACAAGCAGAAGTTCAAGAAGATTTTTATGCAAACTTAGCCGAAAATCTTGACGATAGAGTGTTAACATCTATGGCTCAACAATTAATTTCTGATTACAAAAAAGACAAAGAGTCTAGAGGAGATTGGGAAAAATCATATACATCTGGACTTGATTTGTTAGGGTTTAAATATGAAGGTGAGGGTCAACCTTTTAGAGGGGCTTCAAGTGTAACACACCCTTTACTTGCTGAATCTGTTACACAGTTTCAAGCACAAGCTTATAAAGAATTATTACCAAGTGATGGACCTGTAAAAACTATGGTTGTAGGAGATGCCACACCAGACAAAGTTGAACAAGCTCAAAGAGTAAAAGACTTTATGAATTACATGGTCACAGAGGTTATGGAAGAGTACACACCAGAGTTTGATCAAATGTTATTTTATCTACCTCTTGCAGGGTCTTCATTCAAAAAAGTTTATTACGATAATTTGATGCAACGTGCTGTAAGTAAATTTGTTCCAGCAGAAGATTTAGTTGTACCTTATTATGCATCTGATTTAAAAGACTGCGAAAGAATTACACATTGTGTAAAGATGAGTGAGAATGATTTACTTAAAAAAATAAGCACGGGTTTTTATAGAGATGTAAAAATTTATCCAACAGCTGCTGACGATAATGAAGTCCAAGATAAATACGATGAGTTAGAGGGTTTATCACCAACAAAAGATAAAGAATATCAGTATAACATTCTTGAAATGCATGTTGATATTGATCTAGAAGAATATGCAGTAGAAAATTCTGAAAAGAAAGTAAAAGTTCCGTATATCGTTACTATTGATGAAGGCTCACAAGAAGTTTTAAGCATATATCGTAATTACGCACCTGATGATCCTTTGTTCACGAGACGTGAATATTTTGTACATTACAAGTTTTTGCCTGGTTTAGGGTTTTATGGCTTCGGTTTAATACACATGATTGGTGGTTTAAGTAAAACTGCAACAGCTGCCTTGAGACAATTGTTAGATGCAGGTACTTTAGCTAACTTACCAGCTGGTTTTAAGTCGCGCGGACTAAGAATAAGAGATGATGAACAACCATTTCAACCTGGTGAGTTCAGAGATGTTGATGCACCTGGTGGAAATATTAAAGATCAGTTTCAAATTTTGCCTTTTAAAGAGCCAAGTAACGTTTTAATGCAGCTTTTAGGCTTTGTTGTACAAGCAGGACAGCGTTTTGCCTCTATTGCAGACATGCAAATCGGTGAAGATTCACAAAATCGTGCAGTTGGAACTACTTTAGCCCTCATGGAACGTGGTTCTAGGGTCATGAGTGCTATTCATAAGCGTTGTTATTACTCAATGCGACAGGAATTTAGGCTTTTATCCAATGTTTTTGCCGAATATTTACCACCAAGCTATCCATACGCTGTTTATGGTGCTGATAGGATGGTAAAATCACTAGATTTTTCACCGGAAGTTGATGTTATACCTGTTGCAGACCCAAATTCTTTCTCAATGAGTCAAAGAGTGACATTAGCATCACAACAATTACAAATTGCTAACGCTGCACCACAATTACACAATATAAGAGAAGCATATAGACGTGTTTATGAGTCTTTAGGTACAAAAAAGATAGACGATTTACTTTTACCTGAGAAAAAACCAGAACCTATGGATCCTGGCGCGGAAAATGCTAAAGCTTTACAAGCTGTCCCATTAAAAGCGTTTTATTTTCAAAACCATGATGCTCATATTGCAGCTCATGCTGCATTTATACAATCAAGAATGGTACAGGCTAACCCTTTAGTGTATTCAATATTACAAGCACACATTTCTGAACATATTTCGTTTAAAGCAAGAGCACAGACTCTTGTATATATCAAAACAGAAAGACCTGATTTAGTTGAATTAGAGCAAACAGATCCACAAGCATATCTTGCTGAATCAGAATCTATTATAGCTAGAACGATTGCTGAACTTACACAACAATTAGTTATGGCTGAGCAGGGTACAGAAAAACCAGACCCTGTTGTTATGCTTAAAAACAGAGAACTGGATATTAAAGCTATGGATATGCAGAGAAAAGCTGCTGAGTTCCAACAACAAGAACAAAGAAAAACAAGTGAGTTTGACGATCGCATTGATCTTGATAGAATGAAAAGAGAAGATGCTGAAGTCGCATCACAAGAAAGAATAAGGGTAGCTGACGAAAAGCTTGAGTTAAATGCTTTTAAAGTTGGCTTAGAACAGGCAGGTAAAAATGAAGGGTAAAAAATTTGGACCTCCTCCTGAAAAAGGACCACAGCCTCAGGGTATGAACGAAGGTGGATTAAAAAAATCAGGTTTTAAAATGGAAATGCCAGAACCTAGTCCTGAATATAAAAAAATACAAGAACAAAGACAAAAATATGACGTAGATGGTGATCTTATTGATCGTGAAAAGTATGACTATGACACTTTACTATCAGATCCAGCTCAATATAAAAAAAGAGGTAAAAAAAACAAATTAGACAAATTATTTTATAGAGAAAGTCCGATAATGAAAAAGTTTTACAAAGGTTTAGAAAAAAACCCTTTTGAAAGAAAAACAGGTGGTATGAGTGGCTGTCCGCACCGAGAAAACGGAGTCAGGAGTGATATTAAAGGTATCTCTGGTATTCAAGTTAAAGGTAAAAAGTTTGTAGGTGTCAGATAAACTCGAAAAATTAATTAATATAATTATTGTTTTGTGTATTATAGAAATTATGATACATTCTGTGGAAGTAATAATTGATTCACTACCATACATAAAATGATTATAAAAGGCGACTCTTCAGAATACCATCTAATTACTAAACACATAGGTAAGCTTAAAATAGATAGAGCCACTTTAACTTGTGAGATTGGTCTAAGAGAAGGTTTGGGTTCAAAGATAATTATGGATGCAATCAGAGAGCACAAACCACGTTTGTATAAGCATGTTGCTATTGATCCATACAATAATTTAAATTATCAACATTACGATAAATCAAAATCGTATACAGCTGATTATACAGAGGATATGAAACAAAAAACTGTTTCTTACTTGTATCAAAACTATCAAGAATTTGATTTTTATCATATGACAGATGAGTATTATTTTGAGGCTATGAAAGAAGGTCATCAGTTTTCAGTGGATGGTAATTGTATGATATATGGTTTGTATAAAGTAGTACATCTTGATGGACCACATACTACACATGCTGTGTTAGATGAGTTGAAGTTTTTTATTCCACGTATGGATGAAGAGGGTTTAATAATTATTGATGATTATAAACACCTTAAGATGGGTATTGTGGATATGCTCCTAAAGACTTATAATTTTAATGTTGCTGAAGAAGGCGACAATAAAATTATTTATAAAAAGGAGTAGATATGTTTCAAGCCATATTAGGTCCTGTCGCCAAGTTAGCTTCAACTTGGATTGAAGGACGTCAAAAAAAAGCTGAACTTAAATCAAAAGTTGAGTTAACCAAACTAGAAGCAACTAAAACTAGAATAGAGAAAGAAGGAACTTGGGACGAAAAACAAGCAGATGCAGCAGCAGATTCGTGGAAAGACGAAGCCTGGACCCTTGCGTTCATCGCTATAATTTTTGCCTCCTTCGTACCTGCATTACAGCCATATATGAAAGAGGGTTTTATTTTTCTGAAAAATGATTGTCCTGAATGGCTCAGCTGGGGAATTTTAGCTTCGATTGCAGGATCATTCGGGTTGAAGAGTATTGCCAAGTTCAAAAAATAGATTAGAATATGCTTAGTGGACTGCGGTCACGAGGACAACCAGCACTTTAATTTTAGGAGATAATTATGTGGTCTAAACCTGTAATTACAGAAATTTCTGTTGGTCTTGAAATCAACAGTTATGCCTGTGCTGAAAAATAAAGTGATGGGGACATAGTCCCCTCACTATTAAGGAGAGTAATATGTTATTAACTAAAAAATTTATTAAATTTAACAATCTGATTGTAAAAATACCTTCTGCTACTAAAAGGGTTTGGGACTTATCTGAGAACAGATGGGGTTACAAAGTTGTCAGAGATATTTAAGATAAAAGATTGTAGTGGTGCAAGATTTCCAAATAAAAGACGAGTTCTTGAGTATAAGTCACCAGTAGTGTGTTATGGCAAAAAAGTTCCACAAAGTAGAAATAAGGTTTGCAAAAAAGACAAAGAGGAGATATAACAAAAAAGGACTTACACACAGAAAGAAACTTGGACCAAAGTCTCATTTAAGACATGCTTGATATCGACACAATACAAACAGTTCGACATTACATCAAAAAAGAAATTCAACAAACTAAAGACCATATTTGCTATGGTATAGACAAACTCGATCAACTACATTATGCTAAAGGCAAGCTCGCAGCATTAGAAGCTGTGCTTCAGGATCTAAAAGACCTGCAAAATAGAGAGGATAGTGTAGATGACATTGATCAAACCTAATACTAAGTTAGTCACACCTGC